GATTATTTACCTCCAGATTTAGTATTGATAATGTATACATATCCACATAAGAGAGAATATTATAGAGAAGAATGTAAATTAGAACCATACCACCCAAATCCTTGGGGATATTTTAATGAAGATTTAGAAGGAAGAAAGCGTTGGTCTAATATTCTATATTCTACTACAAAAGAAGAGGACTATATAAATTGGTATAAAAATCATCTATTAATTTCAAATTATTTAAAAGCAAAAGATATTCCATTTATTTGGAATGGTACTTTTGTTGGAACGGACTTTACCGATGAAAATCGATTTGATGGTGATTATCCATATTTTGAAGAAAAAAACCAATACGCATCTCCACAACAAAATGAAATATATTCCAAAAAACTTTTAAATTATATCAAAAAAAATTTTGAAATCTAAAAAATTAATCGTATATTAGTAAAACAAACATAAAACATGAACAAAAACAATTTATTAAAATTCATTCAAAAGTATTCACTAGGTGGACTTATTGAATCAGTAGCGTGGAACGCAGAAGGAACGAAATTATCGGTTAGATTTATTTCAGATGACAAAACATTATTAGGTGAGGTAGAGTTTAACGCTTACACATCAACACCAATGAATGTTGGTATTTACACAACATCATTATTAAAAAATATGATTGGTGTATTAGACAACGACTTAACATTGAAAGTTGACAAAGCAGGTGATAAATCAGTATCATTAAAGTTATCGTCAGACGAAACCGAAACATCTTATCAATTAGCAGACTTAGGAGTTATTCCACCTGTACCAGATTTGAAGCAATTACCTGATTTCAATATTGATATCGAAATGGCATCAACTATGATTGACAAATTTATCAAAGCAAAAGGTGCATTGAGTGATGTAGATACATTTACAGTATTTACCGAAGGTGGTGACTTAAAGATGGCAATTGGTTATTCTTCAATTTCGACAAATAGAGTAACATTTACCGCAACTAAATCATTTGATGGTGATGTTAAACCAATTTCATTCTCAGCAAAGTATTTGAAAGAAATCTTAACAGCAAATAAAGAAGCAACATCAGCAAAATTAAAAGTTTCAACGGATGGTTTATCAAATGTTGAATTCCAAATCGATGACTTTATTTGTAAGTATTATTTAGTAGAAATCTCAAATTAATAAAATGGCAAAAGAACAATTAGAATTATTTCCAACAGAAGTTGGTTATGAATTATTCCCACAAGACGAATTACAACAACAAGACGCAGGTAGTATTGAAGTCGCAGAAGCACAACCAATTGCAGATGCAGAATGGTGTTTTCAATTTTTTAACAATGACCCAATTGTATTTGCATGGTCAAATGAAGGTGAAGAACCCGCTCCTTTGGTTTTACAATTACAACCAACGGAAGGTGAAGGGTTAAATTTTCAACAAAATGGAATGACTTTTAGAATATTCCCAAGAGAAATTAGTGAAGAAACAAAACAAGAAAGAGCAGAACAAAATGCAAGTAAAAATAAAGAAGCTTAGTCCAGAAGCAGTAATACCAACCTATGCAAAAGATGGTGATGCCGGTATGGATTTGATTGCAACATCAATGAAGTTTGATGGTACACAAATTACATACGGAACAGGATTAGCAATGGAAATACCCGAAGGATTTGTAGGATTAGTATTCCCTCGTTCATCTATTCGCAAAACCGATTTATCATTAAGTAATTCGGTAGGTGTAATTGATAGTGGATATAGAGGTGAAATACAGGCAACATTTAATCAAAGGTCATTATCATCTCAAAGTGGTAGTTTCTTATATGGTGTAGGTGATAGGATTATGCAGATTATAATTATCCCACATCCTCCAATTGAATTTAACGAAGTAGATGAATTAACAAACACCGAAAGAGGCGAAGGTGGATTCGGTTCAACAGGAAAATAATATGAAGAAAATATATTTTGATGGTTGTTCGTATACATTTGGCCAAAGTTTAGAACTATATTGTAATCCATTGGGCATATTTGAACATAATAGAATGAGTAAATATGAATTTACAAATGAAGATATCTTATTTTTAAAAAAAAATAGATATAGTGCTATTGTTTCCAAATATTTTGAATTATTAGAAACAAATAATTCCAAAAATGGCAAATCCAATGGCCGTATTTTATTTGATTTAAATCAAAATGATATAAATAATTACGAATATGTTATTATTCAGTTAACACATTTTGGTAGATATTTTACAAAAAAAATGCACGAGTGGCAAAGTCATAAAGAAACTATTGATTTTATGTTAAATAATAATTTTTTAACTCAAGATGAAATAGATTACACCATAGAAAATATTGAAAAAATACAATTAAATTATTTTTTAGAATTGGAAAACATTTTTAAAGATTTTCCAAATAAACTTAAAATTATATTTCATAGTAATGAATGGGAAAACATCTTATCAAACGAACAAATTGAAAAATATGGAATATCAATTGATGGTGAATATATGATTAGAAGATGGGCAGAAAAAAATAATATGTTTATAAATCAACAACCACAATTTAAAGACACCAAATTTGCATCACATGATACTCATTTGTGTATAGAAGGACACACAATATTAGCACAATCAATAATAAAACAATTATGAGTTTTTTCGCAAACGATATAAACAAAAGAGAACATAGTTTGTGGGTGGAGAAATACCGTCCACAAACTCTTGCTGACTATGTTGGTAATGAAACCATCAAAGAAACAATTCAGCAGTATTTAGATGCAAACGACATACCACATTTATTGTTGTATGGAAAAGCAGGTACGGGTAAGACCACACTTGCTAAACTAATCGTAAACACAATCAAATGTGACTTTATGATTATCAACGCATCGGATGAAAACAATGTGGATACTGTTAGAACAAAAGTAAAGAACTTTGCATCATCGGTTGGATTTGCAGGTTTCAAAGTAATCATCTTAGATGAGTTTGATTATATGACACCAGGAGCACAAGCGATTTTGAGAAACTTAATGGAAACATTCAGTAAGCATTGTCGTTTTATCTTAACCTGTAACTACATTGAGAAAATCATTGACCCTATCCAAAGTAGATGTCAATCTTTCGCAATCACTCCACCGACCAAAAAGGATGTAGCAGTTCAGGTAGCAAAAATATTAGATGCTGAAAAGATTAAGTATGAACCAAAGAATATGGCTGATGTGATTAATTCATATTACCCAGATATTAGAAGGATACTTAATACTTGTCAATTACAATCTGCAAAAGGAGAATTGAAAGTAGACCATAGAGTAATGGTTGAAGCAAACTTTGCAACTAAACTTATTGACCTTTTAAAAGAAAGTGACGATAAGAGAAATATGTTTATGAAAATTAGACAGGCAGTAGCAGATAACAAACTAAACGATTATTCGGAAATGTATACAATGTTATACGACAAAGTGGATGAATACGCAACAGGAAATGTAGCAAATGTGATTTTGACTATTGCAGATGGTCTTTCAAAGGACGCATTAGTAGTGGATAAAGAAATCGTATTTATGTCTACAATTATACAAATATTAAACATAATAAAATAATGGAACAACAACAACAATTACCGCCGAATTTTAATTTAAATGACGCAAGAGATATGGATTGTGATTGTGGTGGAAAGATTTTCTTACCAGGTTATAGATTTAAAAAAATTAGTAGATTATTAACAGGTGCACCAAAGGATTCGGTTATGCCTATTGAATTGTATGTATGTGCAACTTGTGGTAAACCTTTAAATGAATTACTTCCACAAGAACTACAAGAAACAAAAATCATAGAATAATGGCACAAAAGTTATTTGACCATATTAATGCAATAACTACCATACAAGACCCAAAGTATTTTGACAAACTTTCAGAAGAAGATTTAAAAACTTGGAGTAACTTTATGATTAATAGATTTTTATCAATGAAGCCTGAATGGGTAGAATTGATTGCGTCTATATTACCCTTAACACAAACTTTACAACCAAAAGAAATGTATAGTTTGTATATTAGTGTTATTCCAAAAGGTAAATACTTTTTGAAATATATTAAAGGAAAATCCGAAGATAAATACGAACAATTCATAGTAGACCTTCTAAAAAAAGAATACGATTGTTCAGAAAACCAGGCAATTGACTATTTAGAGGTTCTTTATTCAACAAGAGAAGGTAGAGAATATATGAAATATGTTTGTGAAAAATATGGTATTGATAAAAAGCAAATAACTAAATTGAAACTTAAAATATAATGTTAGATAAAAAATATTTAATAACAAATGGGTGTTCATTCACAGAAGGTCATTTGTTAGGAAATGATGGATCGTGGGCAAAATTTTTAGGTGAAAAATTAGATTTAGAACTTATAAATTTGGGAAAAGGTGGAAGTGGGAATGATTCTATAAATTGGAGAACTATTGAGTTTTCTGAAACTAATAAAGAAATTGCAAAAAATTCAATATATGTAATTCAATTAAGTGAATGTTTGAGATATCACATATATTTTGATAATGGTATAGACAAACCACAGGAATGGCAAGTCACCCCCATATGTTTTTTAAAAGGCATGGAGTGGAATAAAGGTGGAAATGGTGTTCAAAGTTGGATTTATAAAAACAAAGAAGAATTGATTTATATTTACGGTAATATAACATTTGCATTATATAAAACTTTACAAAACATAATATCTCTTACATCTTATTTTGAATCGAATGGATATCCATATATTATATTTGATGGAATAAATGACCATAATCCAATCAAAGTTAATAATTCATATTATTTAAAAGAATCTTGGAATGATACTTTAAACGAGCAATTTAAAATATTAACCTCGTTGGATATACAATTTCCAAATGATTATAGGAAATCTTTAGTACATAGAGATTATGGTTATTTTATAAATGAAGATATGATACAAAATATATTTGCAAATAAAAAAATATTCAAAGAAATTCCAACAATGATGAAATTTGTTATGGAAATCGGAGAAAAAAATTACAATGATAGTGAATACTATTTCAAAGAAAATAACGGCCATCCAAATCAGGAATCGGCATCTATGTGGGCAGATATAATTAAAGATTATATTGATAAAATATATAAATAAAACTTAAGATATAATTTGGTAAATCAAATTATTTGTCGTATATTAGATATAATATGGCAAGAGTATCATTTTCACAATATAGTATGTGGCATAACTGTCCACAACAATACAAATTAGCATACATAGATAAGTTGGGGGAAAACTCCTCTAATATTCATTCAATCTTTGGAACTGCAATGCACGAAACACTTCAAAACTATTTGGAGAAATGTTTAAGAATATCAAAGTCACAAGCCGACAAAATGATTGACTTACAAGAGTATCTAAAAGAAAGAATGAGAGATGCATATCTTAAAGAAACCGAAGGAGAAATAGGAAATACAACAATTTGCACCAAAGAAGAAATGGTAGAGTTTTTAGAAGATGGAAACGTCTTATTAGATTGGTTTCAAAAACCCAAAAACTTTAACAAATTCTTTTCGTTAAAACACGATGAGTTGGTAGCAATTGAACAACCTATAAACACAAAGATTTCTGAGAATGTAAACTTTATGGGTTTCATAGATTTGATTATCAGAGATACATTTACAGGCAGATACAGAATTATTGACTTTAAAACTTCTACAAGAGGTTGGAGTAAATACCAAAAATCAGACCCAGTTAAAAGTGCACAAATCTTATTATACAAAAAGTTCTATGCAGAATTACTAAGTATTTCCGAAGATGTGATTGATGTTGAATTTATCATTTTGAAAAGAAAAGTGGAAGTAAGAGAGGATATCCCAACACATAGAATTAGTAGACATGTACCTGCAAATGGTAAGGTATCGGTGAATAAAGCCTGGAAGGGTTTTACTGAATTTGTAGAGAGTGTATTTGACAAAGATGGTAATTATAAAACCGAAATAGAGTACCCAAAAAACGCAACTAAACTATGTGAATGGTGTGAGTTTTTTCATAGAGGATTGTGTGATAGAGGATTAAAAAATTTAAATTAAACAATATATATTTTAAAAGTTATGGCAAAAAAGAAGATTCTGTTATTGGCGGATGATTTAAGAATGGCAAGTGGTATTGCAAACGTTTCTAAGCAATTAGTTTTAGGAACTGTTGATAAATATGATTGGGTACAATTAGGTGCAGCAATCAAACATCCCGAAGCAGGTAAAGTATTTGATTTAAACGATAGTGTTAGAGAACAAACGGGTGTAAAAGATGCAAGTGTTAAAATTTATCCATTTGATGGATATGGTAATGCCGATGTAATTCGTCAATTACTAATGGTTGAAAAACCTGATGCAATCTTACATTTTACCGACCCTAGATATTGGTTATGGTTATATGATATTGAGCATGAAATTAGACAAACATGTCCTTTATTCTTTTATCATATTTGGGATGATTTACCAGACCCAAAATACAATAGAGATTATTACGAAAGTTGTGATTGGATTGGATGTATTTCAAAGCAAACTTATGGTATTACCCGTAGAGTTTGGGGTTGGGATAAAGAAAAACATTGGACTAAACCTGCAGATTGGCAAGTGAGTTATGTACCACATGGTATCAATTCGGACTTATATAAACCAGTAGAAGTTCCAAAAGATTTTAAAGAAAGTATATTTGGAGATAAAGAATATGAATTTGTTCTTTATTGGAACAATAGAAATATTCGTAGAAAACAACCAATTGATGTAATCTTAGCATTTGACAAATTCGTTGAAGCATTAAGACCAGAAGAAAGAAGTAAAGTATGTTTATTAATGCATACTGCTCCTGTTGAAGAACATGGAACGGATTTACCAAGAACAATTGCAGAATGTTGTTCACCTGAAACCAATGTAGTATTTGCACCAAACAGATATTCCGAAGAACAATTAAACTATCTTTACAATATGGGTGATGTGACAATCAATGTGGCATCCAATGAAGGATTTGGTTTAGCAACCGCAGAATCGGTAATGGCAGGAACACCAATTATAGTAACGGTTACAGGTGGTTTACAAGACCAATGTGGATTTAGAGATAAAGGTACGGGTAAATTAATAACTGCAGAAGATTATGTAAAAATTGGTTCTTTGCATGATAGACATAAAAAAGCAGGTGTAGTTTGGGGAGATTGGGTTAAACCAATTTGGCCAGTTCGTTCAACAACAGGTTCGGTTCCTACTCCATATATTTTTGATGATAGAGTTGATTTTGAAGATATTACTCCATTGATTATGGATTGGTATAAAATGCCAAAAGAAGATAGAGACAAAGCTGCATTAAAAGGTAGAAAACATTTTATGGGTGAAGGTTTATTAAGTAGAGAAGCAATGTGTAAAGAATTAGTTGATGGTATGGAAGGAGCATTTGAAAATTGGAAACCAAAACAAAAATTTAAATTAATAGAGTTATAGTATGAAACCAACATTAGTATTTCAGGCACCAATAGCAACAAGAAGTGGGTATGGTGACCACGCAAGAGATTTATTACATTCTCTTTATAAATTAGATAAGTTTGAAATCAAAGTAATTAGTACACGCTGGGGTAATACTCCAATGGACTCACTTAATTATGACAATCCATTTCATAAGTGGATAGTTGATAGTATTATTCCAAAAGTAGAACAAAAGCCTGACATTTATATTCAGGTTACTGTACCAAATGAATTTCAAGCAGTAGGACATTATAACATTGGAATTACCGCAGCAATTGAAACAACACATTCACCATTAGATTGGGTGCATGGTTGTAATAGAATGGATTTAATTATAGTACCATCTGAACATTCAAAAAAGAGTTTAGTAGATAGTGTTTATAATGAGGTCGACAACAATACAAAACAATTAATAGCACAGCACAGGATTCAAAAACCAGTTGAGATTCTTTTTGAAGGATTTGATGAAATGGATTTTGGAACCGATGATGTGGTAAATGTAACTGAATTAGATGCAATCAAAGAAGATTTTGCTTTCTTATTCGTAGGACATTGGTTAAGAGGTGATTTGGGTGAAGATAGAAAGAATGTGGGAATGATGATTAAATCTTTTGCAATGGCATTTAAAAACGAAAAAGTTAAACCAGCATTGGTTCTTAAAACCAGTTCTGCTGGATTTAGTGTAATAGATAGAGAAACTACTATTAAAAAAATTAGAGAAGTATTGGGAAAGGATTATAAATCTGTTCCAATTTATCTTTTACATGGTGACTTAACTCCATCGGAAATGAATGGATTATATGAACATAAAAAAGTAAAAGCAATGTTGAACTTTACAAAAGGTGAAGGATTTGGTAGACCTTTATTAGAATTTAGTTTGACTGGTAAACCTGTAATTGTTTCTAATTGGAGTGGTCATATCGATTTCTTAAAACAAGGTGCAGTATTATTAGAAGGTGAATTGAAGCCTGTACACGAATCAGCAGCTGACCAATTCTTATTAAAAGAATCACAATGGTTTAATGTAAACATTTCAAAAGCATTAGTTGTAATGAAGGATGTTTATAAGAATTATGACAAATATAAAATAGAAGCATATAAATTGGGAAAACATAATAAACAAACATTTGGTTTATCAAAAATGACCGAAGGATTTGATACCATTTTAAATGGGTATAGTATTTATACTAAGATACAACCAAAGTTTCAACAATTACAATTACCAAAACTGAAAATGTTAAATAAATAATGTATTCAAAAATATATCAAAGATATGTAAAGTCCAAAACGAGAGTGTCAGATGCTCTTAGAACAATGGAGAGAGGAAATTTCTATCAATTATTGGAATACGATTATGTGGATGTAGAAGATTCTAAAACTTGGTCAGCATCAACTGCACCGATAATATATGTTTTATATGTTTCAGCAAAAGATGATTTGGTACATGCTATAAAATTATCCGATATTAATCCAGTCACTGTAAAAAGATTGTTTGGTAAATTGGTAGACGAAGCCGATGGTGAATTAGATTTAGGAAAGAAAGCTTCATCTGCTTATGAAAATAAAATAAAAAATATGAATTTTTTTTCAAAAAACTTTTACAGAACATACAAACTTTCGGGTATTAGGAGATTATCATCTTTGGATATGGATATTGCCAATTTGGTTCCAAAAGCCAAACTAAAAAATGTTAAAGATGGATATGCGGTATATAGTAGAACAAATAAAAAGAGAAATATAGATACAAATCCAAACGATTAAAAAATAAATAGTTATGACATCAAAAGAATTTGTCCTTTGGTTAAAAGGATTTACGGAAGGAGTACATGAATTTGCAATTACTCCAAAACAATGGGACAACTTAAAAGAAAAGTTAGCAGAGGTTAGTGATGAGCCACACATAGGAACTGCAATAGGTGGATGGGGAACACCAAATACATTTATTACACCACCACCAACAGACCCATACAATCCATTTAAGATAACTTGTGGTAGTGGTTCATCTGGAACAACAATAACAACAACACCGGGTGTTGGTTCAATTACAATTGCTAATCCATCATTTGGATTTGGAAGTACATCAACTGCATATGGATATCCGAGTGGTTCTGCATGGAGTTATACAACATCAAACGAAAGAATATTTTAATGAAATTAAGTTACGCAATAACGGCTTGTAATGAAGTCGAAGAAACGATTAGATTAGTAGGACAATTATTAAACTATAAAGAAGAAAATTCAGAAATAGTAGTCCTTTTAGATTTACCAAAAGCTCCAATAGAATTAGTAGAGTATTTAGAACTACAAGCTAATGCAGACCACATAACATTGATTGAATCGGAATTTGATAACGATTTTGCACAATGGAAAAACCTATTGAACTCACAATGTAAAGGTGAGTGGATATTTCAATTGGATGCTGATGAGTATTTAACACCGGACTTAATTGTAAATATGGAAGCATTGTTGGATAGTAATACGGACAAGGATATGATTGTTGTTCCAAGAATTAATACAGTTGAAGGATTGACCGAAACACATATTAAAAAATGGGGTTGGAATGTAAATGAAAAAGGTTGGGTAAATTTCCCAGATGTTCAAACTCGTATTTATAAAAACTCTGACAAAATTGGATGGAGTGGTAAAGTACATGAAAGAATAGTTGGGTTTGAATCATATACAAATTTTCCAGCTGATGAAATATATTGTATCATACACACTAAGACAATAGACAGACAGGAAAGACAAAACGATTACTATTCTACTTTATGAAAATAACATTCATATACAATCATAGTCCAAATGAAACCTGGTCAACACCTTTGTCTTTACTTAATGAGTTTAAGGAGAGAGGTTGGGAAACTGAAATAGTATCGATTACGGCAACCGATGATTCTGCATTACAATTGTGGATTCAACAAGATACACCAACGGATATTGTGTTGTTTATGGATTGGGGCAGGATTGATTCAAAGTGGTTAGATAAAAGTTTAAAACCAAATGCATTTTGGATACAAGAAAGTGGAGATGACCCTCAAAACTTTGAAAGAAATTATCCAAAAGCAAGTAGGTTTCATTACACAATCACACCTGACAAAGTATCGGCAGAAGAATATAGAATCTGCGGTATCAATGCTGATTGGGTTCCACATTGGGCAGATACAATGGTTCAATTTCCAATGAATTTAGAACCTGAATATGTGGGTGTGACAAGTAGAGGTAGAGGTGGTTCTCAATTCTTAGATTATCTTACAAATTGGGCAGAGGGAGCAATTGGAAATCAAAATGGTATGAATGCAGAAGAACATACTAAATTTTTGAATAAAGGATTAATGGTTATTCAAAATAGTAGGTGGAGTGAAATCACTCGTAGAATATTTGAAGGAATGGCTTGTGGTAAAATGGTGTTAACGGATAAGTTAGATATCAGTAGAGGTTTGGAAGAATTATTTATAGATGGTGAAGATATCGTTTTATATAATGATATGTTTGATTGTATTGAAAAAATGAACTACTATAATGAAAACGAAGAGGAGAGAGAACGAATTGCATATAACGGAATGGCAAAAGTTATTACAAATCATACACAAATACAAAGAGTAGATAAACTAATAGAAAAATTCGATAACTTTAAAAAAATTAAATAATGGCATTATTAAAATTAGATTGTCAATCAAGTGTTAAATCACAAGGAAAATTTGTCACTCAAATAATACATTTTGTAGGAGGAGAAAAACGAACTTTTGAAAACATAGAATCAGAATATATTAAGCAAGGTCAGTTTACTAAACTTATGACAAGTGATGGTAGAATGATTTTAATAAACGATAAGAATGTATTATGTATAGAAGTATTCCAACAGTCACAATAAAAAAATATAAAAAATGTTAAAATATTTAAAACCGGTAGACGCTAATTTAAAAATGAAAAGATTGGGCCCAGATGAAGATGGGGGATATGTGATGCCTGAAAAAGTATTAAATCAATGTGTCGCATTATTCACTTATGGTGTTGGAAATGAAATACGATATGAGGCGGATTTTTATAATCAATATCATAAACCAATATATGTATTTGACCACACAATTGGATACAATCCTCCGGAATATATGAACTATACAAGACAGGGTTTAGGATTTGAAGAAAATATGGATTGTTTCATAAATCATTATTTTGAAAGAAAAATAGAAGGACCTGTTTATTTAAAAGTAGATATCGAAGGTGGTGAATATCCATATTTTTTAAATACTGATATTGATACTATTGCAGATTTAACAATTGGATTATCAATTGAAGTACATTGGTTAGAAAGAGATAAGGATAGAAATGATTTTATAAAAATGATGGAAATATTATCTAAACGATTTACACTAGTACATACGCATGGTAATGTATGGGGAGATATGTTTAATTATGAAGGAAATGATATAATAAATGTTTATGAATTATCATTCATCAATACCGATTATATAACAGATGAAATAAAACCAATTTCAATAGAATATCCAATCAATGGGTTAGATTATTCGAATAATAGAAATAAGGAAGATTTTAAATTTGATTTTTTTAAAAATATATAATGGAACAGAGATTTATAATATCATTAACTACATTACCGAATAGAAATTTATCATTGAGAGAAAATTTAAATTCTTTACTTTCTCAAAACTATTCAAATTTTGAAATTCATTTAAATATTCCAAAAGAATCACCTTTAAATGGTAAGTGGGATGAATTGAATATTCCATCCGATGATAAATTAAAAATATTTTGGGTAGATGATTTGGGTGCTATAACAAAATTATATTATACATTACAAAGAACTACTGATATAATAATAACCGTAGATGATGATTTCATATATCATAGTGAAATGTTAAATGAATACAACAATTTAACACAAATGCTACCAAATGAAGCTTTAGGATTTGCAGGGATATATCCGGTTGGAATAGAATCATCTGGAAATTTAAATTTTATAGGATGCCTACCAACCGATGTATATACCAAAGTGGGTGTATTAGAAGGTTATAAATCTATTTGTTATAATCCCAAATGGTTTGACAATGAATTTTTTACCGAATGGCATAATAAACATTATAACGATGATTTGATAATCAGTAGTTGGTTAGGATATAAAAATATAGACAAATGTGTAATACCATATTCTAATGAAACGATTTTTGAAAATAAGATGTTATCATTTCCATTGGTAAAATCATTAAATAACCCACCATCCGGTCAACATCATTTTAGACAATATGATGGTGGTAGTTCGGTATCTTATAAAGCATTTTACAATTCCGAATTAGGACAATATATTAAAAAATAAGTTATGCAAAAACTACCAATCAGTATAGGGATATTAGCATGGAATAGTGGACAAGTCCTTGTAGATACTTTAACTACATATTACGAAAATGGTTTATTCGATATGGTAAACGATGTGACTATTCTATTTCAGGAAGTAACTTCACAAGATATGGAAATTGCAAGACACTTTGGATTGGATTTTATAGGTTTACAAAAGAATATTGGAATAGGACAAGCATTCATTCGTTTAACTGAAAATGCAAAAGAAGATTACGTTTTAGTATTAGAGCATGATTGGAATTTGATTGAAGATAGAGAAACCACATATAATACATTAAAAAGAAGTTATCAAGCAATTGAAATGGGAATGGATGTTGTTAGGTTAAGACATAGACAACAACCAGGTAACCCACATTTTTCATTTAGAAATATAGGTAAAGAATTAACTTATTATGATGATGAGATTGAATGTACCTCACCGCACTTATTGGATTCATTACATTGGTTAGACCCTGCAGTTGAATTTCCTGATTTGATAAAGAAATCGGAAGATATGTTTTGGACTACATCTCGTTATGGTAATTGGACAAACAACCCATGTCTTTATAAGAAACAATTTTATTTAGATACAGTCAAACCATTTGCAGGTGAAGGAATTGCATTAGAAGGAAACATTAGTAAATGGTGGGCACAACAGGAATATAAAGTTGGACATGGTGAAGGATTATTTAAACACAATGATTATCAAAAATACGGAAAACAATAAATTATGGCAAACGGAATTTACAAAATAACAGAGGACTTTGAAAAAGCATTAGCAGATTATAGTGGAGCAAAATATGTAGTTACTTTAGACAATATGAGTAATGCATTATTTTTGGCATTATACTATGAAAATAAAGTTAAAAAAACTATAAAATCTAAATCGATTTCAATACCATGTAGAACTTACCCATCGGTACCATGTGAAATTATACACGCAGGTTTAAAAGTAGATTTTGAACCAGTTGATGGTAAAACAATCAAAGGAGCATATAATTTAAAAGGTAGTAATGTTTGGGATAGTGCATTAAGTTTTACTGCGGATATGTACAAAGAAGGAACTCATATGTGTGTTTCATTTACAGGCCCTTATAAACATTTTAAATTAAGTAAAGGTGGTGCAATTCTAACTGATGACTATGATGCATTTCTTTGGTTTAAGAGAGCAAGATATAGTGGTAGGAGAGAATGTTCATATCACGAAGACCACTTTGATATGTTAGGGTGGAATTTCTATATGATGCCTGAATTAGCAGCAAGAGGAATTTTATTAATGAATCAATTTTATAATGTTGATGGTAGTAAAAAACACAATGATGATTTAGAATTACCATATCCGGATTTATCAAAATTTGAAATTTATAAAAAATGAAAGAACAACTAGAAAAATTATTTATTTGGCCCGATGAAAAACCAAATGTTCCTCCA